ACGGTTCATGTTATCCACGCAGACAAAGAGGATATGGACCACATTTTAAATTGCGGGGCAATCGGTATAGCCATTTATGAACAGAGTTATCTTGATGATCTATTCGGTGAGGGATGCTATCTGAATCAAGTTGTCGATCGAGATCCGTTCGGTAAAGGAAGAATGAGGACATGTTTCGAATTTTGCCTGGAAGATGGTACTCCACGCCACCTGAAGTCCGTTACCCATACACTAGGACAAGAGATCTTGGTCATGGAACCAATCCAAGCTACCGGTGGCTCATATACCAAGTACGAGTCCGATTCAATGAAACTGGTTGATATGTTCGGAGCAGAATACCTGGATAAAATTGTATCCCTCGGTACAAACCCTATTGAATCAAAACACGCTCCTCTTTGGACATCCAGAGTCACTCTGGTGATAGAAGAGTATAAAACAGCTTTCATTGATGGTACTTGGGTTCAGATCATCACAGAGCATCCATTCACTACTGCGCGGGCATGCTACACGCATGACACTTGCCCGGAGTGTTTCGGTGTTGTGTGCCCCCATTACCGCGAAAGGAGTACCGAACGTGACTGAATACGAGAAGACGATCTACACCAAGGCCCTCGAGAAGTGGGGCGAAGTCTCCCAGATCCATATGTGCAGCGAAGAGATGTCCGAGCTTAACAAGGAGCTCATGAAGTCATTCCGTGAAGGCGGGGTGAACATAGATCGTCTCAATAACCTGGTAGATGAAATAGCGGACGTCATCATTACCGTCGAGGAGCTAATCCTGATGTGGGATCTTGGCCGCCTGGTGGATAAGAGGAAGCAATACAAGCTGTCAAGGCTGGAAAGGATGGTGAGCGAATGAAAAAGACCAAGATTGAATGGTGCGACGTGACCTACAACCCGGTTACCGGGTGTGAGCACGGATGCGACTATTGTTATGCAAAGAGGATCGCAGATCGGTTCTCCAAGAAATCGGTGGAGGGTCAATTGGTGATCTTGAATAAACCTGTGACTGTAGAGAAGAACGGCAAGCAGGTCGTGGATCCATTCCCTGCTGGATTCATCCCGACATTCCACAAATACCGACTTGATGAGCCATTGTCCAGAAAGAAGCCAGCCAAGATATTTGTCTGCAGCATGGCCGATCTGTTCGGTGAGTGGGTTCCCGATTCCTGGATACAGGAAGTGTTCGCATCATGTGCGCGGGCACCTCAGCACCAGTATTTGTTTCTCACCAAGAACCCATCCAGATATGCCGAATTGCACCACGCAGGGCTTTTACCGTATTTGGGCAACTTCTGGTATGGATCTACGGTTACGAAGGTAACGGATCCAGCATGGTGCGGATACGATCATAACACGTTTGTCAGCCTCGAACCCATACTCGAGGAATTCCGGGGGTTTTTTATCGGCGGGATGAACTGGGCAATTGTGGGAGCAGAAACTGGGAACCGCAAGGGTAGGGTCATTCCTGAACGTTCTTGGATAGAGAATATCGCATCCTCATGTGAACGATGGGGAATTCCATTGTTCATGAAGGATTCACTCGAGCCGATCATGGGCGACAGCATGCGCAGGGAATTTCCCAAGAGGCTGCCATGAAAAGGATTTATGTTAGCCACCCGTATGCAAGCGACCCAGAGGGCAACAAGGCTAAAGTGGAGGCAATTTGTCAAGAGATCCTCTCCAGCGGGGAGGGTTTGCCGATAAGTCCCATCCATCTGTTTTCATTCACTGATGATACCCACAGGGAAGAGATCCTGAAAGCATGCCTGCTTTTATTAGAGATGACTGATGAGGTATGGATCTATGGCACGAGTGCCGGGGTGGAGCTCGAGCGTGCAAAAGCAATCGAGCTTGGGATTCCGGTATGGGATGTGTGCCAAGGGGAGGCTTTCTGATGGCACAGCGAAATACGGTTATCTGGTGCCACTACAAGCGAAGGACCTGCGATACAGCGAACCTGACATGCGGGGATTGCCCACGCAAGGCCCGGGAGAATCGTCCATCGAGGAGCAAGCGGGGCTATAACTCCGAGTGGTACCGGATCCGCAAGGAGGTCCTCCAGCAATACGGTATACCTCGTGAGATGTGGCCACAATACGATGTGGACCACAATCCACCCTACAACCCGGAGATCGAACCGGATCATCGTAAGTATACGCTGGTACCGATGCTGCGGGCAGATCATTCACGAAAGACGGTCAATGAGGACATGAGGCGGGACTCTGAGGGTAAATTCATCAAGAAAAAGTAATTTATTGACTTTGGTGTAAGTCTTACACCGGGGTTGTAAAAAATGCGACGTTAAATTTGTGCTAAAAGGGGTGTTTTCAGTGGTTTTTGAGAAGAGGGATCCGAGAAAACTGGTGTTTGCTGGCTACAATCCAAGGAAGGATCTGCAGCCGGGAGATCCGGAATTCGAGAGGATCAAGAGCAGCATCAAGAAGTATGACTATGTGGATCCCGTGATCATCAATCGCGACGGCACGATAATCGGCGGGCATCAGCGGGTCAAGGTTCTGATCGACCTGGAGTATACCGAGATCGATGTCGTGGTGGTCGACTTGGACAAGGACAACGAGAAGGGATTGAATCTCGCACTCAATAAGATCACCGGCTCCTGGGATGATGAGGCCTTGGGGCGATTGTTGGCCGAGCTCAAGGATAAGGATCTGGAAACCGGCTTCAATGATGAAGAGGTATATAGGCTCCTCGAGAAGCTTGGCGAGCATGCCTCGAAGGATGAGGAGTTTGATCTTACCGAGGAGTTGGCTGCTGTAGAGACACCTACGAGCAGACGTGGTGATATGTATCGCCTTGGTGATCATGTGCTGATGTGCGGGGATAGCACGGAAGCAGCTGACGTATCTACGCTTATGGGCGGGCAGTTTGCCTCGATGGTTTTCACAGATCCTCCCTGGAATGTGGATTACGGCAATGTGCCGCACAACGGCAGTGAGCGAGCAATCCTGAACGATAATATGAGCGGGGAGGATTTCCTTCAGTTCCTTTCCCGGGTGTTCTCCAATGTGGCAGCCATTTCCATTCCAGGCGCCATGGTATATGTGGTCATGTCCTCCTCTGAATGGTCGAGTCTTACCCGAGTCATGGAAGACACCGGATTCAGGTGGTCAACCACCATCATCTGGGTTAAGGACAGCCTCATCCTATCAAGGCGCGATTACCACACGCGATATGAACCGATCTGGTATGGGTGGCGTGAAGGTGCTGCAAGGCTCTGTCCTCTCGATGACAGGACACAATCCGATGTATGGGAGTTCGACCGGCCCAAGAGAAGCGACGAGCATCCCACCATGAAGCCGGTGCCACTGGTAGCTAAGGCGATCATGAACAGCAGTCGTGACAATGATGTGGTGGCCGATCTTTTTGGCGGATCCGGAACGACATTGATTGCATGTGAGGAGGTTGGTAGGTCCTGCAGAATGATGGAACTGGACCCGAAGTATTGCGATGTGATTGTCAGGCGATGGGAACACGCCACAGGCAAGTGTGCTGAAATAATTCAGAGAGGTGGTGAAGGTGGTTCGGAAGAAGCTGGCGCTATCGACTTCGGAGATCATAGCGGACCTCGAGATGCAGGAGAAGACCAATGAGGAGATCGCTGAACATCTTGGTGTGTCAATCCAACAGCTGGATAGTTTTATCAAGGACAACAGGATTGATATCGACTACTACAAGTCCAGGCTGCTTGGACGTCGTGACGAGTGGCTCAGGGCTCTCAGCAAGAAGGCTGTCGGCTACGAGTACAAAGAAAGGAAGGTCACCACGACCGAGGCTAACGGCAAGAAGAGGGTTTACACTGAAGTCACCGAGAAACACCTTCCACCGGACACGCAGGCCCTCCTCTGGCTCATCGAACATACCAAATAAAAGTTTTGTAACAGTTTTATGACCCTCCAAAGGGGGGTGGGTAAAATATCTACAATTATTGCCTATTAAACCGGCGGTGAAGGCCTTTTCACACGGTGGCAAAATGGGGGTTTGAAACATATGGGCGGCAGACCAAGAAAACCGAAGGCTCTGAAAGTGATCCAGGGGACGTTCCGACAAGACCGGAATCCTGCCCAGGAACCGGAGCCGTCTCCCGTGGTGGCGGCTTCAAGGAAGGCTCCCACCACATTGAACAAGTGGGCGAAGAAATTCTGGAACGAGCACATCGAGGAGTTCACCCAGATCGGGTTGATCACCTCGGCCGACCTGGAGACGTTCGAAATGACAGCCCAGACATACGGCGCATGGAAGGAGGCGGAGTACGAAATCTACCATGACGACTTCAAGCGCAAACGGACGATCGGTCAGTACATGAAATCGCGGGAATACAACCGCAAGAATATGCCCGAGCTGATCGTCATGGAAAAATCGCGCCTTGACTATGTGCGGCTCTCGGGCCTGATCGGAATGAATCCGGTCTCGAGGAACAAGATCGATATCAAGAAGGCTTTGCCCGAAGTGGATCCGATGGAGGAGTTGTTGGAACAGCATGGCACTTAAGGAACACGAGTTGATCACAGCCCAGAAATACATCTCAGATGTCATGGCGAATAAGATCCTTGTTTGCCGGTTTGTGTATCTGGCGGTGAAACGACACGTTGAGGACCTGAAGAAATCGAAGGATCCTGATTATCCGTATTGTTTTGATGAACGCCAGGCGATCAAGAGTATCAAATTCGCGCAGCTATTGAAACACTCGAAGGGGAAGTGGGCCAAGGCGAACGAGCGAATCCGCTTGGAACCTTGGCAGCAGTTTCTCAAGTGGTGCCTGCATGGGTGGGTTCGCAAGGATACCGGTACTCGCCGCTTCCGTAAGGCCTATATTGAGGTGGCCAGGAAAAATGGAAAAACGACAATGATGGCGACCGAGGTTCTGGATCTATTTTTCCTTGACGGAGAAGAAGGGGCGGAGATCTACACGGCAGCCACCAAACGCGACCAGGCTAAGATCTGCTGGAATGAGGTCCTATCCATGGTTAAGAAGCAGCCGACCCTCAAGGATCGCGTTGACATTCTTGGTACCTCATCCACGATCCGAAAAAAAGGTGACATTTCGGTGATCAAGGCCCTCGGTGCAGATTCCGATACCGAGGACGGACTGAATCCATTGATGGGTATCATCGATGAGTACCACGCACACAAGACCAGTGACATGGTGAATATCCTCGAGTCAGGAATGGGATCGAGGATACAGCCGCTAATCGAGATCATCACCACAGCCGGGACCAACCAGAACGGACCGTGCTACCAGGAGGAGCGTACACTTGCTGTAAATACACTGAACGGCAGCGGTCCGGAGGATTATTTCTGCATCATCTATACGCTGGACGAAGGGGACGACTGGACGGATCCCGATGTGTGGATCAAAGCGAACCCTAACCTTGGGGTTTCGGTGTTCGAGGATTACCTGGCATCGCGTGTGAAGATGGCACTCGCTTCTCCTCGTAAACAAAACGATGTGAAGACGAAGAATTTCAACATTTGGTGCTCTGCCAAAACTGCATGGATCACCGGTGATATCTGGGATCTATGCGGAGGAGTGGTCAATTGGGATTCATTGGTCGGTCGGGAATGTTATGCAGGGTTCGACCTGGCTAATTCTGCAGACCTTTCAGCTGTCGCATTCGTGTTCCCACCAAAAGATCTGGAATGTCAATACCAAATTGTAGTCAAATTCTATATGCCGGAAGCAAGGATCCATGAAAAGAGCCTTGAGGACCGTGTTCCATACGAGATGTGGACCCAGCAAGGATGGATCACGGCCACTCCGGGAGACATCATAGATCAGGACTTCATAGAAAAAGATATTCGGGACGCATGCGATCTATTTGATGTTGTGAAAATAGGTTACGACCCGTGGAATGCAAGCCAGATCGTATCCCATTTGAAAAACGAAGGCATGGAATTGGTCTCGCTCAGGCAGGGTTACGCCACCATGAGTCCGTTCTCGAAAAATTTTGAAACACTTTTACGGAGTCAACGAATAAATCATGGTAATAATCCCGTGTTGGCATGGAATATGTCCTGCACGACGCTTAAGCAGGATGAGAACGAGAAT